TGCTAAGCCACCACGGCGACCATTACTTCGGACTGTTCCAAGTGACAGGGGACATACCGGACGCTGGGGGAGAAATCTCCACGGTACTCGGGTTGCGCAACGCACACGATAAGGCCTTCGGGGTTGGACTGTGTGTTGGCGACGCGCCGTTCGTCTGCTCAAACCTTTGTTTCAACAACGAGATAAAGGTGGGGCGGAAGCACACCGTCAACCTGTTCAGGGACCTTCCGAACCTGATGAAGGAAGCGGTGTCCCGGTTCGTGGATTCCCGTCAGGTGGATGTCAACCGTATCGAGCGCTTGAAGAACACCCGCGTTTCGACAGAGAGAGGCGACAGCCTAATCTGGAAGCTGGTGGACAACAACGTCCTAACGCTCAAGCAGGGTCACGAGAGTCACAACCAGTGGCATCGTCCGGAGCACGAAGTATTCCTAAACCGTTCCGGTTGGTCCCTTCAGAATGCGTTCACCAACGTGCTACGTGGGGAGCGTAACCCTAACACGCACCTGACACGCACGACGGGTGTACATCGGTTCCTCACCAACATCTGGAAATAACTACTATCACCGTTTAAGCCGCCTTCCTCACTGATGGGGTTGGCGGTGTTTATCACTACACACACACACAAGGAGTCGAGGTTATGAAAATCACCCTAGCTGATAAAGAGTTAACCACCTACGAATGTCCAGCCTGTAACAGTATAATGGCTGTTTCCGGTTGCCGCGTCGGGGAAACATTACCGTGGGCGGTCCCCGAAAACGCCATACACCGAAATTGTTGGGCGTGCGGTTACAGGATGCTTGCAGTGCCTGCCAAGGAACACCACCGGGAGCGCGCTTTCACAATCACTGGTAAGGTGTCCTTCGACTTCTCCGAAATTGTACAAGCGGAGACGGAGGAGAAGGCGGAAGAAAACTTCAACTTCTGGCCGACCATAGAAAATGCCGAGCGCTGGGTATCCACCTGTGAAATAGATACTATCACCTCAGATATAATTGGAGACCAAGCCGACGACTACTTCATCGAAGACTAACCTACAAGGAGATTGACATGATTATTCAATATAACTTCCCTAACGGCTTTATCGAGTCCGTGTTTGTGCGAACCGAAGAGACGTTTGTCGACCTGTACACTACACCACCACCGGGGTTTGTAATCACAGACGCGGTGGTCGATATCTACGAAGGAAAACTCCGGGGAAGTCTCGGATGTATCCCGGGGGTGAGCGCGTGACTATCACCGAGTTAAATAAACTGACCGGGGGGCTTAGCCGACCTTCAAAGATGCCGTGCTATTCCTTCAGCCTGCCTGCCGCCAAGTGCCTGCGGGGTGCGGAACTAGCCAAGGTTAAAGGAACCGTGTGTAGTACCTGCTACGCGCTCAAGGGACGTTACCGCTTCCCAACCGTAAGGGACGCCCAGCAACGGAGGTTTAAGGCCCTCATGGACGACTCCCGCAATGGTTTCTACAACTGGAGCGACTGGATGACGGAGCTAATCGACCGAAGGGAGCACAGCGGCTTCTTCAGGTGGCACGACAGCGGAGACCTGCAATCCGTTGGTCATCTCAAGGCCATCATTAGAGTTGCTGAAGCGCTGGTGCACATCCGATTCTGGCTTCCCACGAGAGAGCTGAAGATTGTTAAGGAGTGTTACGTCTCAGGACTACCGCTACCTCTTAACTTAACCATCCGACTATCACGGGATTCTATAGGAGACTCGGAGGAACAACTGTTCACAGAGCTCTTGCCGACGTCTTCGGTATCCTCCGGTATAGGGTGGACCTGCCAAGCGCCTCACCACCAAGGCCAGTGCAACTCCTGCCGAGCTTGTTGGGAACCCCGCGTAAAGAACGTAGACTATGCTCTTCATTAACCAAGGAAGGAGGTGCGCCGCCGCATCAATAATCATGCTGACACTCACGCTTGTAGTTAGTACAATCATCCTACTAGCTCACGCAATTAAGTAGACTAACCAAGGCCAGTGCGGGCTCACCCCTGTACTGGCCTTTTTGCTGTGCTCACTAGTACTACGCGGAAGGGAAGCGGGTGCGTAGCGCCGCACACTACTATCATTAAACGGGTGCGTAGCCGCACACTGCTTATACCTATCGATGGGGATATATCGATAACCCCCAATCGATAAAACACGCCAAAACAACATGCCCAAAAAACCTAGAACAGCATGCCCAAAAAACCTAGAACAGCATGCCCAAAAAACCTGCGTCTGCCTTTTTAAATGGAGTTAGGAGTTTACTTTACTATCATAGCAGGGGTTAAATGTGGGGTTAGCAGTCAAAACAACATGCCCAAAAAACCTAGAACAGCATGCCCAAAAAACTAACACAACTAAAACATCGGAATAAGGTTGACAGGTTTTTACTTTTGGTTAGAATGACCAAAGGTCGGCTAAGGTGAGCTATAACATTAACTATGATTTACAGTATAATGTTAATTAAAGTTAAACTATGGTCTATGGTTTATAGGATGTCTCAGAGATTTCTCTTACTCACTTGTTGACAGCGAAGGCCTAAGCGTCAATAGTGCTCGCCTAGTCAGAACACACCAATCAAAGAGGAGTGATACAATGGACGCAGACTATGAAAACTACCGGAACGAGATGGACGCGCAGAGGCAAGCCCTTTCGATGATGTACGGTGATGAGTTGGACCTAATTGCGCGCTTCGCCCCCGAGATGCGGGTTATAATCGTAGAGTTCGAGGCGACGCAGGGCAGAGTGCCTACAGCCGACGAGCTCGTTCACATTCTCAGTGAGCATCACGAAAAGAACCTTCGGGAGCTCTGAGCGTAACTAAAGGAAACCTGATGAAGAAAAGATTCATGATATGTCGTATAACCCAACACGGAGTCGAACCTGTAGACCGCGTGGGCTCTAAGAAGGTTAAAGCCTATGTAATCAGGTCTATAGCTTGGGATATAATTGAAGAGCACGGGCGCGAAGGTACGTACACCGTAGTAGAGGTGCGTATGGGGGATTACCTTAACGTTTACGGTTCTAAGCTTAGAGCTTAAAAAGGAGTATTCGTGGAACACAACACAATCACACAAGTACAGCTCAACGAAGACATGGCGACTTTAGGAGTCGGGCGTTACCGCGCTAAGCTGGAGTCCGCCAAGAGTAGAGAAAGTGAGCTGGAGAGCCGTCACGGTCAGCGCCTGATGCGCTCGATGCTTCCTAAGTACGTCGAAGGAATCGCTGAGTGGCAGAAGAGTGTTGATAAGTACGACCGTAAGGCGCGTTACCAGTTAGATATGTTGGAGCTGGACCCCAAGGTAATTGGGTACATTGCCATCAAATCCGTGCTGGACAGTATATCCAAGCGGCGGCCTATGTCCCAAGTATCCATCTTCCTAGGGGCGCGCATAGAGGACGAGCTACGCTGTCGTTTCCTGTGCGAAACCAACGAGGAGAAGGCTGAAGGAATCCTGTTAGGGGCTAAGCGCCGCCGGGGTGACACAGCGAAGCTACGGCACCTGCGAGGCTCTATGCGTCACGAGACGGATAAGAGGGGGATGCCTGAGTGGTCTAAGTGGGCTCTCAGGGATAAGCTTAACATGGGCCTTAACATGGTAGAGCTACTCAGAGATACTACAGGTATCATCGAATACATCTACATCCTTGAGAATAGACGTAAGAGGCCCACCAGATACGTCACAGCGACTCCTGAGCTCTTGCAGTGGATAGAGGACTACAACACCGACAGAGAGCTCCTAGAACCCTTCTGGCTCCCCACCGTCGAAGTACCCAAGGATTGGGAGAACGTGTGGGACGGAGGATACGATGCCAGTGCGGTTCATCTACCTGTTGTCCCCTTCATCAAGACTAGGAACATGGACCTGTTGCGTAAGATTGATGGGAGCCTGAGCGAGCCGATGGCCGCTGTTAACATAATCCAACAGACTCCGTGGAGGGTCAACGACCGGGTGTTAGATGTTATGAACTGGTCGTGGGACAACAACCTCGCAATCGGGGATATACCTAGCCGTAAGGATGAGGAGCTTCTGCCCACCCCGTCAGACATCAAGACCAACCCCGACGCCAACCGGGAATGGAGGAGACAGGCCGCGAAGATTTACGACCTCAACCTGTCTACAAAATCTAGGCGGCTTTTAATATCCAAGACCCTGCACCTAGCTGACAAGTTCCGAGGTTCCCGCTTCTTCTACCCCAGCCAGACAGACTTCAGAGGACGGGTGTACAACATCCCTAGCTTTCTTAACATACAGGGCGGAGACCCATCCCGAGGTTTGTTGGAGTTTCACCGCACCGAGAAGATTAAGACTAAGGAGGATGCTAGGTGGTTGGCTATTCACGGAGCCAATGTGTTTGGTAATGATAAGATAACTCTCCTAGAAAGAGAGGAATGGGCGTATGGCTTCTCTGCCACAGCCCAGCGTATCGCTACGAACCCTCGAGAAGAACTATCATGGGCGGATGCGGACAAACCTTGGCAGTTTCTAGCTTGGTGCTTTGAGTGGGCTGAGTGGACGAAGGAGGGCAAACTGAACACCCGCCTGCCCGTAAGTATGGATGCCACCAACAACGGCTTACAGATTCTCTCCCTTCTCATGCGGGATAGGGATGGGGCCTACGCCACCAACGTGTCTCAAACCGACACACCGCAGGACATCTACGGGGTGGTAGCCGCTAGGGTTATCAGCAAGCTTGAGGAGGGCGCTAAGGAGGGTGACGCGGTAGCTAAGGAATGGCTGACGTTTGGCATAGACCGTAAGCTCGCCAAGCGCCCTACAATGGTATGGCCTTACGGTGGTACGTTCTATTCGTGCAGGGCTTATGTAGACGAGTGGTATCAGGACTGCATCCGGAAAGAGCAACGAACTAATCCGTTCTCAGAGGACCTGAGGTACAAGGTAACAGGATACCTAGCTAAGCTGGTGTGGGAGGCCATCAACGAGACCTTGGACAAGCCGAAGCAATGCATGGAGTGGCTACAGGGAATCGCTAACCTGATGTCGGACAAAAAACTCTCAATAGAATGGAAGACACCTAGTGGATTCCCCGTGTTACAGGACTACAAAGGATACACCAGCAAGAGCGTTAACACGAAGATTAGTGGCCGAGCTACTTACGTCTGTTTTAGACAGGAGAAGGATAAGCTATGCCGCCGCTCGCAGAGGAACGGTATCTCTCCTAACTTTGTGCATAGCCTTGATGCGACGCTACTAACGAAGAGCGTCATAGAGGCGCATAAGGAGGGTGTATACGACTTCGCAATGATTCACGACAGCTTCGGGACCCACTCGAATAACTGTGAAAAGTTCGCTCGTATCCTCCGCGCTCAAACATTTTCCATTTTTAGTGTTGACCTCTTGAGGGACCTTAGAGCACAGTTGCTCGCCTCAGATGAAACATTGGATATTCCAGAGCCACCAGAGTATGGAGATTTCGACCCTAGCGAAGTATTAGCGAGCACGTACTTCTTCTCTTGATGTGAGAGAAGGTACTAAAAAACCAAACAAAAGGAAAAGTAACATGGCAAACGTAACACTAACCACACCAGAAGGAAAGGCCGTATGGCCGAAGCTAGTAACACCGGACACTAAATTCAACGCAGAAGGCGTGTATAGCTGTCGACTAATTGTTAGCGAGGACGACTACAGAGCCTTCCGCGCCCAACTAGACCCCATCGTCGAGCGTGAGTACGCTAACGTATGCGCCGCTCAAGGTACGGACGTCACCAGAGCTCGTGAGCCCTGTAAGATTAACGACGACGGCGAGTACGAGCTCTACGCCAAGCAGGTGGCTAAGAAAATCACCAAGACGGGGGATGAGCTGGAGTTCTCCATTGCCCTGTTCGACGCCAACGTGCGGCCAATTACCGATGAACCAAATATCGGAAGCGGCTCCATCATTAAGATGTCAGTACAGCCCTACTGCTGGTATGTAGCCTCGCAGGGCTTCGGGTACACCTTACGCCTCAAGGCCGCTCAAATCCTCGAGATGGTCGAGTACGAGTCGCAGGGAGGACACGGGTTCAGCAAGGAATCGAGCTACGCTGTTAATGTAGAGGGATTCGGCGAAGTATTAACTACGGACGCGAAATCTGAAGACTCAAACTTCTAACCAGTATCGCTCCCGTTTCGAGGAGAAGGTGGCGGATGCCCTCACACAGGCTAATGTCGCCTTCTCCTACGAAACGATTCGTCTTCCCTACACGCTAGATAAGACGTACAAGCCTGACTTCATACTACCCAACGGGGTAATCATCGAGGTCAAAGGGTATTGGACGGGAGCGGACCGCACGAAGCACTTGAAGGTCAGAGAGGCTCATCCTCAGTTGGACATACGGTTCTGCTTTATGAACCCCAACAACAGGCTGAACAAACGGAGTAACACAACATACGCACAGTGGTGCGATAAAAAAGGATTCACATGGTGTCACAGGACAATACCGAAGGATTGGATTTTATAAACACACATCAGCCCTGCGAAGACTGCGGGGCTAGCGATGCACTAGCGACTAACACAGACGGCTCAACGAAGTGCTTCTCATGCGGTAAGTTTAATCCGAATAGAAGCGCGACAACAGTCGTCAAGTCGACCCCCAAAACTAACTCGAATGCTGGCTTCTTGTCTGGCGTTGTAATGCCCCTAGAAAAGCGCGGTATCAAAGCGGATGTCTGTGGGAAGTACGATTACAAAGTCGGGACCAGCAACGGCAGACCCTGCCACATCGCTTCGTACTACGATATGAAGCGCAACCTCGTAGCACAGAAGATAAGGTTTGCAGACAAGACCTTCAAGTGCATCGGGAATCCGCAATACTTCTACGGACAGCACCGCTGGCCTAACGGGGGAAGGAAGCTAACCATTACCGAGGGTGAGATAGACTGCCTTACTGTCGCTCAAGTAGTAGGCGATAATAAGTGGCCTGTAGTATCTCTACCCAGCGGAGCTCAGAATGCCAAGGCGATGTTCAAGCGCCACATGGAATGGCTTAACTCATTCGATGAGGTCATCATCATGTTCGACATGGACGAGGTCGGCCAGAAGGCTGTTGAATCCGTGGCCCACATCCTTCCTGTCGGAAAGGTTAAGGTAGCTAAGCTTCCCAGAAAGGACCCCAACGAATGCCTTGTGGAAGGTGACGTCAGGGAGCTAATCAGTGCGTTCTGGGACGCTAAGGTTTGGAGACCAGACGACATCGTAGACGGTAGTGAGCTCTACGAACGACTGACAACCCCTAAGCTGTTCGAGTCGGTCCCTTACCCCTACGCTGGTCTTAATGCTAAGCTACACGGAATACGTAAGTCGGAAATCGTTACGTTCTGCGCTGGTTCAGGAATCGGCAAGAGCCAAGTGTGCAAGGAAATAGCGTACCACATCCTAACGACTACTGACCGTAAAGTAGGGTACATCGCGCTAGAGGAATCCATCGAACGGACGGCGAACTCGATTATCGGGTTGAAGATGGAGAGGCAGTTGCATCTTGAGCCTATTACTGGCGACTCCCCTGAATACAAGAAGGCCTTCGATGAGACCATAGGTAACGGGCGCTTCTTCATGTACGACCATTGGGGTTCCCTTGAAAGCGAGAACCTGCTGAGTCACATCCGCTATATGGTTAAGGCGCTGGACGTCGACTATATCGTTCTGGACCACCTGTCCATTGTGGTGTCAGGGCTAGCCGACGGGGATGAGAGGCGTTTGATTGACAACATCATGACCAAGCTTCGGGCTCTCGTAGAGGAAACCAAGGTCGGTCTAATACTTGTTAGCCACCTGAAGCGCCCTCAGGGTGTCGGGCATGAAGACGGAGGCCGAACACACCTCTCACAGCTTAGGGGCTCAGCGGCCATCGCGCAGATGAGCGACGGTTGCGTAGGGTTGGAGCGGGACCAGCAGGACGAGGGCAACGTGACAACAGTCCGGGTCTTGAAGAATCGGTTTAGCGGGGAGTGCGGCATAGCGTGTCAATTAGAGTACTCTACCGCCACGGGCCGTATGACAGAGAGAGATACAATTACCGAAAGGGAGGAAGAACACGGGTTCTAAACGACTATGGATTACTGCTCAAATTTTAGATATGACCTTAAAGTAGGACAGATGGCTGAACAGAAGCTAGCCGAAATCTTTGAAACCAAAAAAGTGGAAGTTAAGAACGACCGCAAAGCGTTGAAGACAGGTAATCTATTTATCGAGTTTAAGTCTCGAGGTAAGGCCAGCGGGATTGACAAGTCCGAAGCTGATTACTGGTGCTTCGCTGTCGGAGATATTTTTATCCTGATTGCGCTAGACAAACTCAAGGAGCTAGTAGATAAGTTGAAAGGAACCAAAGCAGAGCGGCTTGGTGGAGACAACAACACTTCGGTTGGCGTTCTTCTGCCGCTAATAGACCTAATAAAACACAGGACACACACAGAATGAGATTAGGATTCTTCGACATTGAAACAAATGGGATAACGGATTGGGACCACTACAGCGACCTAACCGATATCCACTGTATCTGTATTTACGATACACAAGACCAGAAGGTGCATCGGTACAACACACAGCGTGGGGACGTAGAGAAGGCGCTGGACCACCTGAAGGAATGCGACGCAATCGTGGGACACAACTCGATTGGCTTTGATGCTAAGGTGCTCGAGAAGCGTTTTGGCTTCAAGCACCACACGGTCTACGACACGCTCGTAATGGCTCGGTGCATTTACCCGGACCTACGGAACGACGACAGTAAGCGTAGGGACTTCGATAAGAAACTAACAGGCTCCCATAAGCTGGAAGCTTGGGGTAAGCGCATCGGCTCCCTCAAGGGGGACTTCGGTGCGTCTACCGATTGGTCGGCGTGGTCTCAGGAGATGGAGGACTACTGCGCTCAGGACGTTATGGTTACGAAGGAGTTGTACTACTACCTGACCCGCAACCCTGTTAGCCCTCAGATGCTGACACTCGAGCACAAGTTCGCCACTATCATAAGGGAGCAGGAGCAGAACGGTTTCCCCTTTGACGTGGAGAAGGCGAAGCAGTTGACCAAGAAACTAATGATTCGTCGTGTTGAGTTAGAGGAGGAATTACAGAAGGTGTTCCCTCCTCGTACAGTGGCGATGAAATCCTGCTGGTGGAACACGGTAGACGGACGCCAGTTCCCCACCAAGAAGGCCGCAGTGGACTCGGGCTACAAGGCTCACGATATTACCAAAGGCGCTCCTAAGACCCGCGAGGTTCCCTTCAACCCCTCCAGCCGTGACCAGATTGCTGAGCGGTTGATTGAGAACGGTTGGAAACCTAAGGCCTTCGAAGGGAAACGCCCTGCGATTAACGAAGGTACATTGAAGGACATCGGTACTGAGCAGTCGGGTAAACTATTGGAATACCTGCTGATTGCTAAGCGTCTCGGCGCTGTCGCTGAGGGCGCTCAAGCTTGGATGAAGGCAGAGAAGAACGGACGTGTCCACGGCAGAGTGAACACCAACGGTACTCTCTCAGGACGCTGTGCTCACAACAGACCCAACATGGGACAAGTACCCGCTACACGGGCTCCCTATGGCGGTGAGTGTCGTGAGCTGTTCACAGCACCCAGAGGAAAGGTACTCGTTGGCTGTGACGCTAGCGGGTTAGAGCTCCGCTGTTTAGCGCACTACCTTCACGCTTGGGATGACGGAGCTTACGGCAGGAAGATTGTCGAGGACGACATCCACACTGTTAACCAGAAGGCCGCAGGTCTGGAGACACGGGACCAAGCTAAGACGTTCATCTACGCTTGGCTGTATGGCGCGGGTGACGCGAAGATTGGGTCTATTGTAGGGGGAAACGCCCAGCATGGTAAGAGGCTCAAGGAGAACTTCCTCAGCAAGCTCCCTGCCGTTAAGCGCCTCATGAGTGCTGTGAAGGCCAAGGTAGACGCTAAGGGCATCCTCATCGGTCTGGACGGACGTAAGCTACCCGTACGGTCAGCGCATAGCGCCCTTAACCTTCTCCTGCAATCCGCTGGTGCTGTGGTTATGAAGCAGGCCCTGATTGAGTTCGTATTCCTTGCCACCAAGCCTTACGAGATGCACGCTAACGTACACGACGAAGTACAGTTCTCGTGCTTAGAGGAGGACGCGGAGGTGCTCGGTGAGGAGTTCGTGACGGCTATTAGACTCGCTGGTATGACACTTAAATTCAAATGCCCACTCGATGGCGAGTATAATGTGGGCGCTAACTGGAAGGAAACACACTAACATGGAACAAGCAACAAAACGTAAAATGACCATAGGCAGGGGGTTGTCGTACACCCAACCGATTCAGAAGGACTTATTCGACAGTAAGTACGATATAGATGCAGGGGAGCTGGCTAAACAACAGAAGAACGACAAAAAGAAGGATGAACGATAATGGCTGACGTACTTAATGCTGTAGTAGAAGGAATCGACATCTCAATCGACATACTGGTTAAGAAGAAAACCGGGTACGAGAAAACGGTCGCTGAGGTAATCGCTGAAATCCAATACCTAGATGAACAAATCGATAAGCTGACTACCTTCAGAGAGCGGGGCCTCAATGACAGCGATTATTGATGGCGATATGCTCATCTACCGCGCAGGGTTCTCCTGTGAGGTCGAGACGAAGTGGGGAGAGGACCTGTGGACCCTGCACACTTCGGAGGCCACCTTAAAGAACGAGGTCCATACGTTCGTAGGTAACCTTAGGAAGAAGCTCAAGCTGGAGGATGTAAAGATTGTCTTCTCCCCCAAGAGTAACTTCCGATACGCCCTGTTCCCAGAGTACAAGGCCAACCGTAAGGGTAAGAGGAAGCCTATGGGCCTTCGCGCCCTTAGGGACTGGATACTGGAGAGCTATGACTCCTGTGTGGCTGAGGACATGGAGGCCGATGACCTTATCGGAATCATGTGTACCCGCGACCCTGAGAACACCATAGCCGTTAGTGGAGACAAGGACTTTGGTACGTTACCGATAAAGTGGTACAATCATCTTAAGGACGAACTGACCACCACCTCCCAAGAGGATGCCGATAAGTTCCACCTACTCCAAACGATGGCGGGGGACACTGTAGACGGCTACGCGGGTATCAAGGGTGTCGGCACAGTCACAGCGGCGCGCCTGTTAGACAAGAAGGGAGCGACTTGGGGGACCGTACTGGAGGCCTATGAGAAGGCAGGGATGACCGAGGATGACGCCCTACTGACCGCTCGACTGGCCTACATCCTACAAGACAAGGACTACGACCCTGTTACGAAGAAGATTACACTGTGGAGCCCTAAACAGTGACAGACTCGGCGCAACAGCGTAAGGACACCCCTATCTTCTCGGGGGTTATCCGATACTTCCCGCTGGCACTAGCAGAGGTGGCGCGCTGTAGCAAGGCGGGTAATGACCAGCACAATCCGGGGTCGGAACTTCATTGGGACCGCGCTAAGTCAGGGGATGAGCTCGACGCCCTCGCAAGGCATCTGATGGACGCGGGTAAGGTTGATGATGATGGGGTACTCCACAGCGCCAAGGTCGCTTGGAGAGCGCTGGCTAATCTCGAAAAAGAACTAGAAAAAGTGAATGAGTATATATATGAAAAATAATAACCTAGAAATACCCTTCCCATCGGTTTCTGGCTCCCTAATAAAGGCGCTGGATATTCGCTTCCCGAAGACTGATTTCGGTCCCAGCAAAGTTCTTAGAGACCTAGATTACCACTACGGGCAGAGGGCGGTAATAAACTTCCTTAGAGTAAAGCTCGAGGAACAGAACGAAAACATACTAACCAGTGAGAATTAATTATGTGCTTAAGTACCCCTAAAATACCCGACCCGCCGCCTCCGCCGAAAGCGCCGCCACCCCCAACTCCTTTAGCCAAGGTGGCGA